GATAATTAACTTTGTTAAGGATTGGAGCCGACACGAGGCAGAGCGTAAGCCTGACTACCCACCACAAGACATATTTATCCAAGATATCCCACTCTGGCCCATCGAAAAGACAGAGGCGTTTGTGAAAGAACGTATCGCTGCACACGAAGAGGCGAGGGCTGGCAATCTACCTGACTGCACCGACGAAGAGCGTTGGCTGCGCGATGACAAGTTTGCCGTGATGAAAGAGAAGCGGGTACGCGCAGTGCGTGTGTTCGATTCGCAGGAGGAAGCGGAGACATTCGTAGCCGCACAGAAAGATGCAGACAAACACACCATAGATCACCGTCGCGGCACTCCGATGCGTTGCGAGCAGTTCTGTGATGTGTCTGATTACTGCGACCAATTCGCAACATTTAAACAGGAGAGTGAGAGTGACTGATCAAACACTTGTTCAAGCTTTGGTAAAAGCTCAGAGCGAGATGGCCACCCCGATAAAGGACAAGGTCAACCCGCAATTCAAATCTAAATACGCTTCGCTTGGCAGCATAATTGATGCGGTCAAGGGTTCGCTAAACAGCAACGGCATTGTCTTTGTTCAGAAATCCACACCCGTAGATGACGGCATCGCGGTGGAGACAATCTTCTATGGATACGGAGAAGAGATTGCAACTGGGCCTGTCCATGTGCCTGTGTCAAAGGTAACTGCGCAGGGCTATGGGTCAGCAATGACCTACGCGAAAAGGTATTCGCTGGCAATGGCCTGTGGTGTGGACGCCGACGAGGACGATGACGGTAACGCAGCGGAAGAGGAGGCGCCAAAGACTAATGTTGTGGAGCCAAAACCAAAACCTAAAGCGCAAAAGAAAGAGCCAGAGGCTGAGTCGGTTGACTCATTTGTTGAAGATACCAACAGATGCATTGATGAGTTTGCTCAATGCCGTAACCCAGATGAGGCGCAAGTGGTTCATCAGAACTTCTACGTCCCACTGAAGATGAAGTATCAAGATCACGATGGATTCCCAGCCTTTAGAAAAAAGGTTGAGGAACGCCTTCACCAACTACATAACCCACAAGAAATCGAAGGAGACTTTTAATGGCAGGATATGAACGCAAAGATCTGCAAGGCGCAGCATTTAAAAATGAAAGCAAGGTAGAAGATTGGCACGCCGACTATCGCGGAGACATACTTGTTGACGGGCATGATTATTACGTCGATATCACCAAGAAAATGAGCGCGAAAGGTCAACCTTATTTGCAGGTGAAGTTGAAGTCCAAGGGCCAGTCTGCCACCCAAGCAGCAACGGGTTCGGCGGGGGCGGCAAAGCAAGTCATTGATGACTTTGACTTGTGAGTAAGATCAAAGGATTGGTGATGGATCTGGAGTCGAAGCTTTCCGATTCCCAGACCGAGATCCGCAAAGCAAGAAGAAAGCTAAGAGGGCTAGGTGTAACTGTTGAAGAGATACACCAGCCAAACCCAGACGTTGACGAAGACATCTCTACCAACCTAGACGAGCGCATCCGTGACGCCAAGGTTGTGTTGCAGGGGTTGGAGTCTTTAGTAGAAACGGCAGAAGCAATGGTGAAAGTTTTTGGAAGAGAAGACTTGGTCGAAGAAACTACGAAGCCGTAAACATCTGCAACGAGTGCGTGAAGAGGGTTGTCTGGTTTGCTATCGGCCAGCCCAAGCACACCACCTTACCTTTGTGGAGAAGGATGGTTTGCGAGGTATGCGTAGGAGCGGGGATCAACACGCTGTCCCCCTGTGTGACGATCATCACAGACAACTCCACGCGCATGGAAACGAGCAGCGATGGTGGGCATTGCAAGGCATAGACCCCATGGCATGGCTCGATGTGTTTAAACGCAACATAGGGATGAGAGATGACAGCGAAGAAGAAGTACTACACGACGAAGAATGAAATGATTACCAATCTCCAGAACGAACTGGCCAACCAACAAAAGGCCCACGAGAAGGAGATCAAAGAGCTACAAGATACAACGCTTAAAGCAGAACAAGACAGAGCCTATTGGGCAAACCTTTTTAAGAAGTGGTCAAATATGAGGTTTAGAGCTGATGATGCTTGGGACTTGTGCAACATGCTGTCAGTAAACGATTTAAGCACAATCCTCCACTGCTTCAAGGACAAGATCACCTTCTATTACGACGATGGAGAGGTAACAGAAATTATAACGCTAGACACAGAGGCAGATCCCTTCTACTTAGAGAGCGGCAGCATAGAAATATCTTTAGTTGCTGAGGGGGATGACGATGAGTGATTTAGCAGAACACTTTGAGGCAAAGAAGTACGCATATCGCCAGACTAAGGATGGCATGGTTGTGTCTTTTGTCATACATCCAGACGATGTCCCAAAAGAAATGGCTATCGCCCCCATTGGCCAACGATATGTTGTAGCTTGTGCGAAGATAGATGACTACGAAAACCCCATACGCCCACAGGCAACAACCGATGGTGAACGAGCGCTCGCAAAAGCAAACCTAATTTGCAGGGACACAAGTTATCAGCGATGGGTTCGTTTAAACAAAGACGAATGGCCGCTTGTTGATCAACATCTTGACGATCAAGAATATGCGGCAGCAGTAATTCGGTCAGTGTGTCAGGTGTCTTCACGCTCTGAACTCAAGACAGATGAACACGCCAGAGAACTATTAGAGGATCACCTTATGCTGTTTCAAGAGTCAATATCGTGAGCTGGTATGCAGAGAAGCTTCGTAGGCTACGACTGGATCAGGGTATTTCGTTGCAGGAATTATCTGACAAATCTTGCCATGCAAAGAGCTATGTAAGTCAGGTGGAACGAGGCAAAAGAAAGCCCAGCTTTGAGGTTGTGGAGCAAATGGCTAATGCGCTAGGCGCCAAGGTGTACATTCAATTGGAAGAACCGGAGCCACCGCCAGCAATAACGCCCAAGCGCAGAAAAAAAGAGTCCATTGTTAGTAGGTTTATGTAAGATGCAAATGACCAAAGGTCTCTAACTACCTACTCCACAAACGATTCCCGTATCGTTGGGTCACAAAACGGCGAATAGGCCACAGGCGTTGGTTGAGCTTCGCCTATACCGAAGGGTTCCCGTCCCCTTGGCCGAAGGCGGGGTTTATGCAATAGGAGAATGAATGTTTGTTTTTGGGCGCAAGACGTACCTTATACCTTTAATCCTAATTCTCATGACGGGATGCGAGACTACATCCCAAACTTACTGGGATCATCTTGGCCCCGATCAGGTTCACTGCCCAGACCGATCAGCAGGGTACAAAATTATCAAGATGTGTAGGCAATATGGCCCACACTTAATCTGTAAATGCGTATCTAACTAGCACCTATTGCAGTGTTTTAGATACCAGTGGTGAATGCAGAACACAATTATAGGCATCGTTTAAACGCTTCCGGGTATCACGGGGGAAAGAAAAGGAAAGAATGATGAATAAATTTGTAGCAGCCATCAAGGCGCAGGAGGCATGGCAAAAGAAACCTAAGCCGCCAAGAGAAAAGGTTGTCATGGACAGGCGACCACCCGTAAAAGAATCCGAGATCATGCAAATACTTACGTTGCACGAAATGAATGCAACCGCAACTCAGATTGCTAAAGAAACGGGGGTGCCTGTGCAGACTGTATACAATGTGCGGCAGAGGTACATGCTTATTGACCTCAAGGGAGGCAAAAAGTGGTACAAATATTTAGGCTTTTAGTTTCAGTGTTTAAACAATCACCTACTACAGTGTTTTAGATACCTGTAGTGAATTAATACCTACGTTTAAACGCATGTTGTGGAGGATAATCTATATGATTATTTGCCGAACTTCTGCTTCTGTGATTTTGGTGGTGACTTCCTGCTGCCACCCTTGCTCCAGAAAAGTTTATCTGCCCAGAAAGCTGCTGATGTTTTTCCCTTCTTTATGTTCTTGGCATGGCGAGCTTTGAAACTTTTGCGAGCTTCGTCACTGTAGTTGTGGCCCATCTTCTGATCACCGAAACGGATGATCTTCATTTTCTTCCCATCACGCACAGCTACTACGCCTTTCTTTGATGGGTGGCTAGGGGTTCTCTTGGGTTTGTTTAAACCTTTTAGCCCTACTTTTTTGAGCCTGTTTTTCTCTGCATCTGTCAAACTCATTTGCGATGCCTCGCTGTTTTCTTAGCTATCTTCTTGGGTTGCGAGCTATGCTGCTTACCCTTCTTAGTGTCCTTCCTTTTCTTGCGAGATGTCGCTGCGTATTCTTTGTCAGACAAAGACTTGATCGCTTTCTCTGGCAAGTAACGCTCACCCGTAGCCTTCTTACCTTGGGTGCTAGGCTTGCCTGACTTAGTGCGCCACTTCTGTTTTGTCCATTTCTTTAGGGACTTCTGGGATTTAGAAAGCGCCATTACTTCTTCTTCTTTTTATTGCCCTTGTTGAGCTTGTCGAAGTCTGCCTTGGTGATCTTGTCTCTAGGCTTTGCGACCTTGGCTAGTTTCTTTTGCTTCGCGCTGTACTTCTTGAATGGCATGTAACCTCCTAAGACTTCTTTGCATTAGCCTTTCTGATAGCTTCCTTACCTTTCTTTGCTATCTCGGCTTGCTTCGTTTTACCCGCCACCTTGGCTCGTTGCTCCAGTACAGTGAGTATCTGGATCTTGCGAGCGAATGGCTTCTTAATATTCTTAACCTTCCTTACAGTGTCCCTAGCGTCTTTCTCTGTAGCGAACTTTATGCTGACTGTATCCTTGGGATTCTCATCCGTGTACAGCCTACGGCCTGATCCCTTGGGCTTCTTACCTGTCCCCTTCTTAGGATCTTTGGCCATTATTTGTAGCCGCCACCCGCATCCTTATAAGCTTTCGCCAGCATCTGGGCTTTACGCGCCGACCATTGCCCCGGCTTTCCACCCTTGCTTCCGGCCTTGATGCGATTGAATTGTCTCTTACGCATCTCCGGCTTGGTGTAGTTGCCCGCCTCGTTTACACGAGACTTGGATTTCTTCTTCGGCTTACTGGTCTTTCCGCCTTTCTTGAAGCGTTTAAACATACTCACCTACCCGGATCATCTCTGTGATCTCATTTGCTCTGTTGCCTACCTGTGTAGCCCAGCGAGAATCCATGAACTCGTCAGCTGCCACATCAAACTGCTCGCGTGACATAGCTTCAATCGCGTTGACGAAGCCTCGCAGTCTAGTCAGGCCAAGATTAAAGCAGATATCTATCATCGCATCTTGTCTTGCTTCGTTCAAAGCAGGAAACCAGAAGTAGTTGTCTGTTAACTCCTGACGTACACGCTCGATGTCATTGTTTAATAAATACTCTACCTCATCATCTGACAATCCAAGCCCAGAGTCGGCTATGTTCCGACCCACTCCAATGGTTTCATAACCCGCGCTGCACAGGTATACATGACTACGCACTCCTTCATGGCGCTTCAGCATCTCTATCAGATTGCTCATCTGAATCCTCCTCATCTAGCTTTCGGTAATATTCAATTATGGATAAAGCTTGACGTATATATCTTTTAACTTCAGCCATGTTACCAGAAAGATTTTCATAACCTTTTGATGTTAAACCATAAAATGCATTTGAAGGAGCATTGCCATCGTTTAAATCGTCTAAGTATTCTTGCATTGTATCGGGAGTAAGGACTGTCCACTCGACTGGCAACGACGTAATGCGATTCGGCATAGGCGGATGGTAAACGGGAGACCGCTCCATAACTCTGACAACCTCAACGGGGTCAACTTGGGGGGCGGCTGGGCTGTTTCCAAAGATACTACAACCGCTGAGTGCGACTATCGGTAATAGCTTCCAGATCATCCAATACCTCTTTCGTTCCCCTGTTAATAATTTTTTCAATGAGCTTAGGCTTGCGTAGAGACAGCACATTCAAGTTGTGCTTTGCGAACTTTTTTCTGATCGCATCTACCTCCAGCATCGCTGTCTTGTTCTCTTCTGCTAGTACACTTATCTTTTCTTGTATGAGCTTGTTGCGCTCTATCTGGTTCTGCATCTGCTCATTCTGCGCTGCCATCTCTTTCTTGAGCGTTTCTACATTGGCGATAGACATCCGCAATGAAGATGCCATGGTTTCTTTCTGCGCCTCTGTCTTGTCGTAGTAAAGCTTAAAGGAACCAAGAGAAAGGGCTAATGCAATCCCAAGCCCAGCACTTATCTGCCACATCATTCTTTGTCCTCTCTTCGGAGTCGAGCGTCAATTGCTCTGGTGTTTCTAGCGGCTTCCAGAATTGCGCCATACTTTGCAGAAAAACTTTCCAATCGGGCATTGTAGTTAGCTACTCTCCTTCTTCTTTCTTCTCTCGATAAACTTTGATCTTTCACCACCCGACGCCTTGCTTGGAGTATTTTGTTGCGCTCAGAAGCCAGATAGCGAACCGATGCAGCTATAGATTTGGGATCTACAGACGTAATGTTTAAACCGATTAGCCGCATCAACGCTTGATCTAGCGTGTCTACGGGGACACCACTCGCTTTCTTGCCTCCGCGCAGCGCAGAATTAAGCTTCGATACAGCGCCGTACTCAGTATTCAAGAATCCCGGCAACACATACTGGTTCGCTGCCCAGAACATAGCGTCAGTCAACTGGCCTCTTTTATAGAACGGCCTCTCAATGGCGCCGGATATATAGAAAGGATCATCCGGGTTAACAATCGGACGCTGTGTAAACGGGTCGAGATTTACTGACGCACCAAACAACGACCATGCTGGGCCACCGAACATGCCTACCGTTGTCAACATATCTTTCGCATCGAATCCCGGCTCAACTGGATTTTTGACACCAGCAACTTGCTTTCCTGTACGCATAGCCGCATCACTCAAACCAATCAAGCTGCCCCAAGGATACAGATAACTTGTATCTAGGAATTGCAGTCGCCCGTTATCATCTCTACTAGGCAATGGCACTAGACCCGGGTTGCCTCGTATGTAATCAGGCATGGAGTTCTTGATGTCTTCATAGTCATCATCGTCTATGTCGAAGGCTGACATGAACGCAGCAGGAAGTGCGTAGCTCAACGCTACATATGGAGCAAACCTAGCTGGGTTGCGCAGTGCAGTCTTCGCAAGCACAGGCAACACCTTGTATTGGAACGTCAGGAACGGTATGCCTATTGGACTCTGTCGGGTAGCCCTTACCAGTTGTGGCACATCACCGTAATCAAACAAGTATTCCTGCGCTTTTAAGAATGCATCATCAGCCGTACCGCCTTGGCGCTCCATGACATCAATAGCTATCGCAGTCTTACCTACAACCTCCAGTCCTTGATACATATTGCTTGCAGCTGTAGACAGTCGGCCCCAAGTGTTGAGCTTCAACCATCCCAACATCCCAATGTCTTTGGCATCGACAGACTTCAAGAAGTCCATCATGTCATCTTGTATTTGGATTAGCTCTTGATCTGTAAACGAAGACTGTTTTACGCCACGCTTTAACAACTCAGCAAAATGTCGAGAGTTTTCAAAGTCTTTATTGCGATAAGCAACGATTTCTCTGGCGGCTTCTACCATCCTCGGTATCACGCGATAGAATGGAACACCAGAAAGATGGATGAGTATCGCGTTACTGAAGGTGTTACGAGCAATCGTAGGCGGGTTTAACGGCACCTTGATGGTCTTCCATACCGCAGTCAGCGCCTTACCTTTGTTTAAAAACTTAACATAAGCTGGATCGCCTATGTTCATCATCATTGATGAGGCAACAAGATCATCATAGATCTCTTCGCGTACTAGCCTTCCTGCTAATAGACCGTATTGTTTATTCCTGCTGACACGCTTGTACTGTTGGCCAAACACCTCGACAGAATCTTGTAATTCAAGACTCTGATCGTCAACAAACTGCTTTAAGCCACGCTCTTCAAAGGTGCGCATGACTGCGTCTTTCATGTCTTGAGCATCTTGACGCAGCTTCGCTGCTCTCTCAGGCTGTGCATCTTCCAGAGCGTCCGCGATGTCGTTGAGCGTTGTCACCTCATTGAGCATATAAAAGCCGCTAACGAGTCTTGGACTACCGTCTTCGTTAGGTGGCCCATACTCCACCAAGAACTGGTCATCATTGGTTGTCCAGTTTTTGTTTTCAGATATAGAGTTCATAAACTCTATGAACTGCAAATCGCGGATAGGCCGCTGTATAGCACGAGACACCAAGAACGCAGGATCAAGCTCGTTAATTACTCCCAACGCTTCCATTGCCTCTGGAGTCTTCTGCTCGTCACGCGCCTTTAGATAGCCAAACTTAGGGTCTATCTTATTCTCTAGTACATGCTTGATATAAATGCGCGGCAGATAAGATCTTGCCCTCTTGTAGTACGTCTTTGCTGGCAGCAATCCAGAGTTGACTAGCTCTAAACCTAGATTCTCAATAAGATCTTTGGCCTTTGACGATGCAGCAGCGGCCCGGCTGTCCAATGCTTCAAGTCGTTTAAACAGTGCAGCTTCAGCCTCTGGCTCCCCGGTAGTCAGGTACTCAAAGATAGCTGTGCGTAGCTGTTCGGTGGACTGGCGATTCTTTGGCCCTGTGCGGGACAAGTATTTATTGCCAATCTCATCGCGTAAAAACTTAGCAACGTCAGAGGATCTTTGTACTGTGCCAAGATACTTGGCTCGCTCCAGCACAAGCTCTCGCTTATCAGGCAATCCCCTGAGTGTATTGAAGAACGGCATACGATCTATGAAATCTATCGCAGCTTGGCGCCCGTTTCGGAACACGCCACGCAGATTGTTTGTGCCTTCGTTTGTGGCTGCTACGCGCTCATCTTGCTTACGAGCGAAATAAACCTCTGACGCCTCAGATAGCTGGTCTGATTGACGCATGGAGTCAGTGATCTCAAAGACTTGCAACTGGTTACGCTGTGGAGATGTGCGTATTGCATACTGGCCTTCGATATTAGGAATATCTTCTATGCCAAACCCTTCGTCCTCATCCTCTCGCATCCTGTTTTCTATTTGCGTGTCTACAATTTGCTGACGCAAAGCTGCTTCTGTGGCAGTGCCTGTGCCTATCGGTATTGTCCTGTCGCCAAGAGAAGCGGCGGGATCGCTGCTGACATCTACAATCGCCGCCTCTTGGAAGTCGATAAAGTCAGCAGTACCAACAAGTGATAAATCACCAGTGCCAAGATAGACACGCTTGTTTTTATTAGCTTCTTTAATGGCTTTCTTAGACTCGGAACCCAGCCTAGCCATTGCATCTACAACTAATTGCGGCATCTTTACGTCGTAAATGTTTTCAAAACCGCTACCAACCGGCAAATCTACCGCGCCTGTAAGCCTGTTCTTTGCTTGCCGTATAGCTGGTACAGACAGCAAACTCTCTGACTTGGATTCCTGTGCAGTAAGATCAAGTCCCGCCTCTTTCTTCTCTTTAAGGCTGTTAAGATACTCAATTCTTTCTTGAACAAAGCCGACAAAATTGTCTGCATTGAAAGAGACATCGTCGCCCATTGAATCCATTACAACTTTAGAGATGTTTTCGCCTAGCCAATCTTCCGTAGTTTGCGACTGTCCCTGTGCAAACTGTGGATCTTCCAAGGCAATGGTGTCCCGATAAAAACTTGCCTCATAGTATTGACCATCGGCGCCGAAGCCCTCGGCAGGGACGGTATAAGATGCATAGGTGGTTCGGGGTAGGAATGGGTATTTTTTTGCTAGGGCTTGTGCAAAAGACAGTCTCAATACACCTACTAAATTTGAAGCGGCAGAGGGGTCAAACTCTCTGGATATTGTCTTTTTTAAATCTTCGCTAAACTCAGGGTCGAACTTGGTGTTTGTAGCAGATACGTTAAATATTGCGCGGTCTGGTTTGAGATCCACTCCACCGCCAAGATTGGGTACAGACGTTACGCCCCGATTAAATATGATATCGACAGCAGCGTTTAAATCGAGCGCCTCTTCCTGTGCATAAGCTTGTGATTGCTCTTGCACCTGTATTGTTCCCTCTGAAAGAGGTAATCCACCTAGCTGTGCTGCACTGGCAAATGTTGCATCTTCTTCTGTGACCTGTTCGGGGAAAAGCAATCGTGTATTTTCTTGTATAAATTCACTTACATCTTCTTTTTGTAGTGCCAATCCCTCTTCTGCTATGAAATCAATTTGATCAGGCGTTAAATCCGACTTCATTGCAGCTAAAGTTCTATCGCTCATTGTTAACAACAACTGATCTGGGCCAAGAGTTTTGACTTCGTCAAACTTCACAGCCTCTGGATTGATTGTAGAAGTTAACGCCAGACCGCTGATGTGATTCCTGACTGAGTTTCTATATCTTTCGTTCTGCAATTCGCTATTTGATATGGCGATATGTTGATAGCCATTACGCACAGCCATCTTTGTAAGAATATCTATTCCGAATGCGAGCCTTTGGTTATCTTGTTTTAAAGGCAAATCAGGAACAACAGTCCCATAAACCTTGTCTTTGTATTCATTAAGTATCTTTCGGACTTTTTGTTTTTCTTCTCTGTTTAAACGGCTGAAATTAGATGATCTAATCTCTCCATCGTTATATAACTTTGCAGCCGCTAGTTTTTTCATCTCTGTCTGTGCAGCTTGATGCACATCAGACTGTATTTCCTCTACGACCATCACAAGATCGCCGTTTTCTAAAACAATATCAGACACGCGCATGTGCATAAGTGGGTTGGGTATGTCAGGGAAGTGAGTGTGGTGCCAACGCTTACCCGCCAGAAAAGGCATCGCTAAAATAATCTCTCTATAATTTTGCGCAACGCTCTCTGCAAGGACTCTCCCACCATCGTCAGATTGCTCTGGTATTTCCCTGCCACCCATTGCTGTATAAGAGTAATAAAAGTTTGGAACTTTAAAGCCCTCTGGGCCTATCCCTTCTTGTCCCCCTGTAGGATCAGATGCTAAAGAAGTTTTGCCTAGTTCATCAGCGGGATCAGTGACAGAAGTAGCTAACGCTTGTATCCCTGTTGGATCTTCTATGCTAACCCGTCCATGGTAATCGTTTTCTACAAAAATCTGACCAAGTAAGCGCCTATCCAAGCCAGACTCAGGATCTTTGACTGCTTGAGTAAGAGCCTTTGCGAGCTTTTTGGTGGCTGCATTTTGTTTGTCTTTAAAAGTTACCTCTAAAGATTCGTCTAATGCTTCAAGCACTTCTTTGGGTAAAGCGCTTGCTTGATTGTTATTAGGGTTACCATTACTAACAGTGTTGACGTAGGACTTTAGGACTCTTTGAGTATTGGTGCTGAACTCATTAGGCGGTACGCCTCTGCGTAGTTCTGATATGCCCTGCCTAGCCACCTGTTCATAAGCAAGATTGTTTCTGTCTTCTTGCAAAGCAGCTTGATAGTCGCTCTCTAGGGCATCATCTGGCGCCCTATCTATTGGCGTTCCATAGACCTGTATTTCTACAATGTTTTGAATGTCATCTAAGTACTCTGCTATTTCAGCACCAGAAATAGATTTATCTTGCGGAGCGGTAGATAAAAATGCTGCAAGGTGAGAGTCGTTGTATTCCTCAAGCTTTACGCCCTTGAGTATCCCGACAAGCTCGTCATTACCCTGCTTGTTCTTGACTACTCTAGCCCAAGCTTCGGGCAATGCCTTCTGAGTAGACTTGGCGTTTACCGTCTTCAGCAACCGCGACTGTATCTTAGGGCGCATCTCTGTGGCCGCTGCGGCTGGCCCCTGTTTGATCATGTAAAGCGGGGTGTTAGACGATAGACCAGTAGAGTCCATGGATCTGGAGACTTGTGGCTCTCTGCGACCTACACGGCCCTGCCTAATCTCTTCAAATATCGTTTCGATTTCAGCAGGTCTACCTTCCCCGGAGAAGGTGGTCTGCAACTGTTTAAACAGTCTAAGAATCTTAGCGAATATACGCCGCAATCCGGGGGTAAACTCTTTCGGCACCTTGCCGTCGATGTCCAGACCCCTGTTGTATAGGGCTGAACCATACGCGACTAGCTCGTTTAGCTTCTGATCTGGCGTCAATCCGCTGAACGCTCTTTCGTATTCTTTTGCGCCCAGATTATCTGAAACAATTTGCTGTAATCGCTCTACATTTGCAGCTAAATCTGCCTTTTCTTTGGCGCTCAAAAAGTTATTGTTGAACAGGAAGTGTGTGGCTTCGTGATACGCCCTGTTCTGGGGGTCTAAGTACCCGTCTGCCAGAGACACAGCTACGACGTTACCCGCCTGTAATCCTAGCGCCTCTTCCATGGTGTAGTTTTTGCCATCAATCTCTACTTGATTGAGGTTTGCACCATCGCCTCGTGCTGGGCCAAACAGCTGACTGGCAACTACTAGGTTTGCTTGAGGGGCTACGGTATTAACAATCTGCTTAACACGGTTGAAGTCGTTAACATCTAGTGGCGCTCTGGATCGTACAATCCCCGGCCCTTGTGGGGTCTGTGTAACAACTTCACCTTGCACCACACCAGCCGCCGCTGGCTGCTCTTTGCGCATAAAGTCAAGATTCAAATCATCCTCTTGAGCAACTGCTTCTAATAGGTCTGGGTTATCTTCTAATAAGGTAAGTGTTGTATTGTGATCTCTGCCCTCTTGCCTAATCTGGTTGTAAAGCTTAATTGCCAACCCTTGAACAGCTGCTGATGGCGTTTGATCGCTCATTGACAGCTCGCCAACTAAATTCACAAGATCTTCTTTTTCGCCCTTGCTGATTGCGGCTTTCTTTTTGGCCCTTACTCTTGGCGCAGCCTCTGGTTCTGGTGTTACCTCTGGAGCAGGAGTTGTCTCTTGTGCTTGTTCAAATCCCGGCAGCGTTATGGCAAATTCTGGCACATCCTCTGTAGCCTCAGGCGTGAATTCTGTGCGTGTTTGCTCTGTTGTAGCAACGCCATCTGGTGTGACTATCTCCGGTACGTTGAATTGACCAAGGTCACCTTGCTGGGCTGGCTCGCCTCGCTGCTTCACTTGCTCGCGTACCAACATCCCTAGTCTGCGAATCTCTGAGTCAGGGAATCCCGGCGCACCACGACCAAGAAACTTGCGTAGTTCGCCCATGATATCGCCATCAGCCTTGGATCGGCTTCTAGGGTTGCCGACTATGTATAGCGCCTTGTCAAGCTGAGACTCAAACACAGGCATTACATTTCTATATTTCGGCTTGGAGTCTTCTACTATCTTAGAGGCAAACGGGGTACGGGTAGGTTGTGGCGCCTCAGGTGCTGGCTCTGGTGTGACCTCTGGCGTTACCTCTGGCGCTTCTGGGATAACCTCAGGTGGCTGCTCTGGTGCCTGTTGTTGAGCTTCTTCTTGTGCAGCTTGCTGTTCTAGGAGGCGCTTGATCTCTTCTGCCTCTGCTGCTTTGTCTGCTTCCTGCTGCTTCTTTAGCGCTTCTTCTCTTTCTTTCTCAGCCTTCTTGTTTGCTTGGTAGTTCTCTACCTTGTTCAACAAGTCAAACTTCTGCTTGTTATCTAGGTCTGCAACCGTTGCACCTTTGCGACCAGCGATCTCTTCG